AATGACGCTATTGCGGCGGCACGTGCAATTGACCTGTACAAAGCAGATTTGGGCTTGATCACTGAAAAGCGGTCAGATGCTGAGTTAGAACGAGATGCGGCAAAAGCTGTAAAGCGTTCTGCAAAGGGCAACCCATCCAGTTCACCAAGCAAGACTTGGAGTGAAAGTCGTGTAATGAAACTTACGGCTCATGAGTACGAGAAGCATGAAGAAGAAATTCTTGAAGCGATGCGTAACGATAAGTTTGTATACGACATGAGTGGTGGCGCACGATAAACTATTGACAAAATAGTTTTTCTTAATACACCACCTTATATGCATTCAGTCTGGCCTCCATTCGTGGACACCCAGACTTCGCATAACAATAAAGATTACAGCCGTGCAAGACACCTTGTGATAGTGGCCTCTAAGTGATTCACCTTTGGCCGGGAGAATGACAAAGACACCCACAATGACCAAGCCTCTTAATAGCGGTCAGAAGCGTAATCTATTTAGCTATAGACATGCCTGACTATGAGGAGAACTTATCATGGCATTTAAGACAGCGGCAGGCTATGGGAACCTGCCTAACGGGAATTTCTCTCCTGTTATCTATTCCCAAAAAGTGCAGAAGGCTTTCCGTAAGTCATCTGTTGTAGAAGCAATCACTAACTCTGATTACTTCGGTGAAATCGCTAACTTCGGTGACTCTGTCAAGATCATCAAAGAGCCTGAAATCACAGTCAAAGAGTATGCTCGTGGCGTAAACATCACTCCACAAGATATCGACGACGAAGACTTCACGCTTGTTGTTGATCAGGCGCACTACTTTGCGTTCAAGATGGATGACATTGAAGAAGCACACGCACACGTCAACTTCATGGACATGGCTACGGATCGTGCGGCTTACCGCCTCCGTGATCAGTTCGATGCTGAAGTCTTGGGTTACCTCTCAGGATACAAGCAGTCTGCAATCTCTGGCGTAGCTGACACTGCAAACGATGTAGTATCAGGTACTAAGGCAGTTGCTACTGCAGGTTCTGACGAACTTCTTGATTCAATGCAATTGGTTAAGGGTTCATTCGGTAACATCACAACTTCAAGTGCGGGTACTCACTCAATCCCTGTAGCGGCTCGTTTACCGGGTGCAACTTCAATCCCAACAGCCACAGCTTCACCTCTTCAGGTGATTGCTCGTATGGCACGTCTCCTTGATCAACAGTTTGTTGACCAAGAAGGACGTTGGTTGGTCATTGACCCAGTCTTCATGGAAATCCTGAAGGATGAAGATTCACGTCTTCTCAACGGTGATTACGGTGAAAACGGTGGACTCCGCAACGGCTTGAGTGTGAACAACTTGCACGGATTCCGTGTTTACGTTTCTAACAACCTGCCTAAAGTTGGTACAGGTCCGGGTACTACAGGTACTGCGAACCAGTTGACTAACTTCGGTGTGTTGGTAGCAGGTCACGATTCTGCAGTTGCTTCTGCACAGCAGATCTCTAAGACTGAAACGTATCGTGATCCAGACAGCTTCGCTGACATCGTTCGTGGTATGAACCTGTATGGCCGTAAGATTCTTCGTCCAGAAGCAATCGCTACAGCCGTTTACAACGCCGCTTAATAGGAGGAATTACTCATGGCAACTTTTGACTTGACTGCATCCTCCACTTTAGGTGTTGGTGCAAACTCAATTGCGGCTCTGCCGTCAACTATTGGTAACTCTGCTCGTATGCGCTTGATTGAAGGTATCGTTGATATCGACAAGCTTGCGGCGGCAGGTAACACAATCGCTACTGGCGACGTGTTTCAGGCTCTGGAAATCCCTGCAGGAACTTTGGTTCTGTTTGCAGGTGCAGAAGTAGAGAAAGCTGTTAATGGAACTACACCAACTGTCGATATTGATTTCGATGGCGGTGATGACATCATTGACGGACAGTCTGTTTCTACTACTGGCTTTTTAGCTGGTGGCTCAAACGGACAAGCAAACACAGTCACTACTGGTGCGGCTTCAACGTTCACTCAGTTCGTATCTACTGCAGATACAATTGACGTAACATTGACTGTCACTGGTAACCCAACGGCTGGCCGTATTCGTGTCTATGCATGTGTTGTTGATTGCAACAGCGCAGGTGCAGACGAAGCGGTTGACGTTGATCGTGATCAGCTTGCATAAATAAAATGAGAAAGCCGCCCTTCGGGGCGGTGGACTCTTTCTAACACATGATATTAAAAGCCAATCGATCAGTTGAAGGTTACACAACAATCAATGTCCCGCTAGAGGATGTTTACTCTAAGCGAGATCAAGCGGCAATCATGGACCCTAAATTTGTAGCCTCACTTCATCAATCTCTCGATGAGAACGGGATGGAATATCCAATCATTTTGAGAGATGGTGCCGAAGAAAACACAGGTTCATTATACGCCTGTTGGATCGGCAACAACAGAATTCATTATGCTAAGGAACGTGGGTACACACACATCGCAGGTATCTTAGCAGAAACAATTACAGACAAACGTAATATTTTTCATATAACCAACATGGAATACTGCAAGGACTTTTAACGATGGCTGGAATCACAACTGCAATGTGTACTTCATTCAAAGAAGAACTTTTGGGTGGACTACATGACTTAGATACGGATGATATCAAGATTGCCTTGATCAAAGAGTCCCCGACTGGCACATATGATGCAACAACAACAAACTACTCAGATGTTACTGGTAACTCTGATGAAGCATCAGGCACGGGCTACTCTGCGGGAGGTCAATCATTAGACTCCGCAACCATTACTACATCGGGTACGACAGCCTTTGTAGACTTTGCTGATGAAGTCTTTTCAGACGTTACTCTCTCCGCCGATGGATGTATCATCTACAACGTAAGTAACTCTAACTCTGCAATTGCAGTTATTGACTTTGGCGGCACAGTATCTGCCTCTGCAGGTGACCTGACGATTGAGTTCCCTGCGGCTGATGCTTCCAACGCAATCATCCGCATTGCATAAGGAGTAACTGATGGCCGTGATCGCCGCTTCAGCTAGATATGGCGTAGGCGTATACGGCGTATCGGAATACGGTGTTGTTGATATATCGACAGCCCTTTCCGGTGTTCAAGCAACAGGTGCAATAACCGCACCAGAACCAAAACCTTCAGAACCTGTAGACAGTGTCCAAGCAACTGGACAACTGGGCACACTGCAGATCAACCTCATCGAAAAGGTTGATAGTGTCGAAGCTACAGGTGCCATCGGTGTCTTAGAACACAGTAACACCAAAGAACTGACTGGTGTTACAGGAACAGGCGCAGTAGCCCCTGTTGTTGCAGGTGGCTTTGAAATTGACATCACGGAACGTATTGATAGTGGTGTTGAGGGTACAGGGCAGGTAGCTGGCGTACAGGCTAACCCCGGTGCAGGGGCCACAGGAGTCGAATCCACAGGCTCTATCGGTACTTTAGAGCACAGTAATACTACCCTACTACAGAGTGTTGTAGGAACCGTCCCAGAGCCTTCTGTAGAGCCTCAGATCACAGAAGTAATTGGCGGAGTGTTTGCAACTGGTGCTGTTAATGATGCATTTACCTTCAGTAACACCCATGTCATCACATCTGTAGGAATGACAGGTACAGCAGGGCAAACAACAGAAACAGGTGTATTGTTCGATTTTGAAGGTGTAAAAACTCTTTACGATAGACGACGCACTATTTACATACCAAGAGCCGCCTAATGTCTACACAAGCAGAACGCACTGTCCTAGTTCCAGAAGAAAATCGCACTGTCTATGTTGAACCCAGCACAACATCGGCAGAACGTACAGTTTACGTATCAGAGGATTAACAATGAGTTTTCGGTGGCCGATTAAAGACCCAGATGAAACATTAGACTACAGCGTGGATTGGTCACGCTTTTTAGGTGATGGAGTGACCATTTCAACTGTGAAGTGGTTTGTTAGGTCTAAGTCGTACACAACAAAAACAGAGTTGGAAGATGGTGAAGATTTAAACACTGCAACTAGCGGTGCATCCACCGACTCCATTCAGAATGTTTCTTCTACCAATACAGATACAGTTGCTACAATCAACATTGCTGGTGGCACAAACAATGAAGAGTACACGTTCTTTTGTCAGATGACTGACTCAACGGCCAGCACTGCAGAACGTAGTATCAAACTCAAAGTAAAGGAAAAGTAACATGGCGTATGATTACTTAGGATTAGTGAACGATGTCAACGCCCGTTTAAATGAAGTCCAGTTGACCTCTGCTAATTTCAGCACAGCGACAGGTTTCTACCAGCAAGCAAAAGAAGCTGTCAATGCTTCAATCCGTTACATTAACCAATCTCAATTTGAGTGGCCTTTCAATCACGTCGAACAAGAAGACACACTGACGACAGGCACGACTCGCTATGCGTTCCCTACAGATATGAAGTCTCCTGATATGGACACTTTCCGCATTAAGAGAGATGACACTTTAGGAAACGATACTCGTAAGCTACGCATATTGTCGTATGAAGAATACTTAGAGAAGTTTATTGATCAAGAATACAACGACAGTACGGGTATCCAAGATATCCCTGAGTATGTATTCCGGGCACCTAACAATGAATATGGTGTTGTCCCTCCTCCCAAAGAAGATTACACGCTAGTCTACGAGTATTTTCGATTCCCTGTGGATTTGGTTAATGCGACAGACGTACCCAACATCCCAGAACGTTTTAGACATGTGGTCATTGATGGGGCGATGTACTACGCCTACCTATTCCGTGCAAACTCCCAAGATGCTGTGCTATCTAAGCAGAAGTTCGATGAAGAAATTAAGAGTATGCGTACCTTGTTGATCAATAGAACAGAGTATGTCCGATCAACAGCGATCAATCAAAAGCGTATCTTCGGCGCATTTGTAGGACGTATCTAATATGGCTCTAGACCAGTGGGGCACCTATCAATTTGAATTTGCGGGAGGGTTGTACACAAACCTATCCCCGTTACAGTTGGGCAATAAGTTCCCCGGATCTGCACGTGTCCTTCGTAATTTTGAACCTTCTGTTGAAGGTGGTTATCGGCGTATTGAAGGTTATGACAAGTACGATGATAATTACATTCCCCCGTATGGTGATGCCCTTGTTCAAGGTAGCAGTCAATCAGGTACGACGTAAAATATTGCAAACTTATATACA